CTACATCTACCATGATTGGAAGTTTCTATCTTCCAAGTCCTAACTCTACAAACCATCCCAAGTTTGAAGCAGGAACTAAGACGTTTAGACTTACTGATGATCCAAATAATGATATTAGTCTCACATCAACTGCTGCTGAAGAAGGATTTGAGTCTGCTGGTACATTAGAGACGCTTCAAGAAAATATTATCTCTGTTAGAAATGCTAAGGTTGACAGACAACCAAGAGCAGAACAGAATAGTATTTCTAGAAACCTTGGAACACAAGTTGTTGGTACTAAAGTCCTGTCTTCCAAGCGTCAGTACTTCCCACCCCCACCACCTCCACCACGTCGTCAGAGTGGCGGCGGAGGCAGATCTGGCGGTGGCGGAGGCGGCGGCGGAAGATCTTGGGTTCTTGCTTATACAAGTAGAGGAACTACCCTTGTTAACACCGCTGCGCTCAGTAGAGTTAGATCTCAAGGTATTCGTACTAGAACCGTTAGATCCACTAGTAACCCTATTTCCAGTAGTGGTGGTAGGATTAGAGACCATAACAGAACGTGTGGAAAGGGTAGAGACCCTCTGGCACAAACTTTCAGAGTCACTGATGACACTGGAGTATTCGTCACTAGTTTTGATGTATACTTCTCTACTGTTGATGACAATGGAGTCCCAGTCATTGCTGAACTTCGTACAGTAGAGGCGGGTGTTCCAACAGAAAAGATTATGCCATTTGGTATTGCTGATCTGGACCCAGAAGAAATTGTAACTTCTACTGATGGTTCAATCGCAACCAATATTAAGTTCCCTGCTCCCATCTATCTTGAGGCGGAGAAGGAATATGCTTTGGTTCTTCTTTCTGACTCACCTAAGTATAGTGTTTATATCTCTAGAGTTGGTGAGAATGATCTTACGACAGACACATTCGTCGGTCAGCAACCATTCTTCGGTTCACTCTTTAAGTCTCAGAATGGTTCTACATGGGAACCAAGTCAGTGGGAAGACCTCAAGTTTACTCTGTTTAGAGCAGACTTCCTTGATAGTGGAATTGTGGATCTCTATAGTCCAGAACTTACTGAAGGCAATGAGCAGGTCGCTCTTCTCCAACCAGATTCTATCAAGTTAGAGTCTAGACAAATTAGAGTTGGTCTTGGCACAACCGTTGCTGATGCTTATGAGATTGGTAATACATTCTTCCAAGCAGAAACAAATGCAACTGCTAACCTTGTAGGTACGGCAGGTTCAGCAACTGGTTCTCTGACTGTTAGCAACCCTGGTATTGGTTATACACCTCTCAGTGGTTCTGCAACGTTTGCTGGTGTTGACCTGGTCACTCTGAGTGGAAACGGTAGAGGAGCACAAGCAGACGTTAGTATTGTTGATGGTTTAGTCAATACTGCAACCATTACTGCTAGCACAAATGGTGGTTCTGGTTATCAGGTTGGTGATGTTCTCGGCATTTCTACCATTGGTATTTCCAGTGTTGGTAAGAATGCAAGACTGACAGTCACTGGTATTGGTCATACTGGAGAACTTGTTCTGGAGAACGTTCAGGGTGAGTTTGTTGTTGGTGCTGCTAAGACACTCTTCTTTGTCAACAGTGCTGGTATTACAACCGAACTTAACTCTTCGGGTGCTGCTGGACTTGGAACTGGCGGTGATGTACAAATCACTTCTATTACTGAGATATCTGATGGTTTACACTTTGAGGTCAACCATGTAAACCATGGTATGTATTTCAACGATAATGTTGTTACTATCTCTGGCGTTACTGGAGACGTAAGACCTACTACTCTCACAGTTGACTATGAGAGTGGTTCAACTGATGGTATCGTTGTTGCTTCTGCTGCTTCATTCACTACCTTTGAAGGTGTTGGAATTGGAACTACAAACCCAGGTTATCTGAAGATTGGTGATGAAATCATTGAATACACCAATGTCAATGGAAACACCTTGGGTGGTACTGTTACAAGAGGAGAGTTGCCAAGAACTTATGCTGCAGGAACTCCTGTATTCAAGTATGAACTTGGTGGCGTCAACCTTCAGAGAATTAATACTGAGCACGACCTTCTGAATGTAACTGCATCTGATGCTATCAGTTATGATAGTTACAAGGTTAAACTTGACATGTCTGCCGCTACAGGTACTGACAGAAGCACTGATATTGGGTTCCCCAAACTCTATATCAACGATACAAAGGCAGCAGGTGGTTCTGTAATAAGAGCAACTCAGAATATTCCATACGAAGTTATGACTCCGAATATTCAGAACCTGACTCTTATTGGTACTAATATTGAAGCAGAGGTTAGAACTGTAACTTCTAAGAGTATCAGTGGCAATGAGGTTCCTTATGTAGATAAGGGATTCCAACCCATCATCCTCAACACGGCAAACTACTTCGATAGTCCAAGAGCAATCTACTCCAGAAGAAATGAGGAGAGAAAACTTGAAGAACTTGAAGGTGCTAAGTCCATGCACATGAGACTCTTATTCAATACTGTTGATAGCAGACTGTCTCCAATGATTGATGGTCAGAGATCTAGCGTTATTCTTACTTCTAATAGAATCAATAACGTTGTTGATAACTATGCTACCAACAGAGGAGTGAAAACCTTCAAGGAAGATCCAACTGCTTGTCAGTATGTTTCTAAAGAAATTCTTCTTGAGAACCCAGCATCTTCTATTAAGGTTATTCTTTCCGCTCATGTCAATGAGGGAGCAGAGATCAGAGCACTTTACTCTATCAATAACACTGCTGGTGTTGAACCAGTATTCAACCTATTCCCTGGTTATCCAAACCTGGACAACCTTGGTAGAATTATTGATAGTCAAGAACATACTGGTCTGTCTGATTCTCTTATCACCAAGTCCAATATTGAACAGTTTGATAACTTTGGAATGGACTTTAGGGAGTATACTTTAACTATGGATAACCTGCCATCGTTTAATAACTACAGAATCAAACTTCTGTTGACATCTAACAGTCAGGCGTGGGTCCCAATGGTTAGAGACTTGAGAGTAATTGCATTAGCATAATATGGAAGATCTTTATGGAGTAGAAGGTAACAAGGATCTCGCAAGGGATCCTTCTACCAATGCAGTGGTGAATGTCAATAGTTCAGATTATGAGAACTATTTGGCAAGACGTGAAGCGAAATCTAAAAAGACTCAAAGGGTACAGAACCTAGAGGAAGATCTTGCTAATATGAAAGGGGATATTGATGAAATCAAATCACTATTAAAGGAGTTACTAAATGGACCCAAATGAAATTGAACTGAAAAACTTGACCAAGAGTTTTGAGTATACAAAAATTGCATCTGAGATTGATGTGTGTAATGACATTGCAGTTATAAAAAACATTGCGAAGTCTTTTTGTAAACTATATTATAAGCAACAAGAGACTATGACTTTGATTGGGCTAAACAAAGAAGACTAAATACAGTTAGGAAACTTGTGATTAAATGGCACAACCAGCAAGTAGAACAGAATTAATTGACTATGTCAAGAGGCAACTTGGGGCACCTGTCCTTGAGATTAACGTTGCCGAAGAACAGTTAGATGACTTGGTGGATGATGCACTCCAGTACTTCCATGAGAGGCACTTTGATGGAGTGATGCAGACCTATTTGAAATACAAGGTAACAGAAGAAGATATTGAAAGAGGTAGGGCAAGAGGAAATAATAATACAGCAGGTATTGTAACCACAACAGCATCTACTACTATTGATGGTTCCTCTGTTACTTTTTCTTACGAAGAAAACAGCAATTTCTTACAGATACCCCCATCAGTCATTGGTATCAATAAGATATTTCACTTTGATGGGTCAAACACTATAACAAACAACATGTTTAGTGTTAAGTATCAGTTGTTCCTTAATGACATCTATTATTGGGGTTCATCTGATATCTTAAGTTATCACATGACAAAGACTTATCTTGAGGATATTAATTTCCTCCTCACTACAGATAAGCAAATGAGATTCAACCAGAGACAAGATAGGTTGTATCTTGATATTGACTGGGATAGCGTATCTGAGAATGATTATATTATCATTGACTGTTGGCGACTATTGGACCCGAATGACTTCTCTAGAGTTTGGAATGACTCATTCTTGAAGAAGTATTTGACCGCACTTGTCAAGAGACAATGGGGTCAGAACCTTATCAAGTTCCAAGGCGTAAAACTGCCTGGTGGTATTGAACTGAATGGTAGGCAGATTTACGATGATGCTGAGAAAGACTTGGAGATCATCCGAGAGCAAATGTCTAATACATATGAACTTCCACCTTTAGATATGATAGGTTGATATGTTAAATCCATTCTTTACTCAAGGTACAAGAGGAGAGCAGAGTCTTGTACAAGATCTAATCAACGAGCAGTTGAGAATGTATGGGGTTGAGGTGTATTATCTTCCCCGCAAATATTTGACAGAAAATACTGTCATTAGAGAGGTTATTCAGTCTAAGTTTGATGAAGCACACCCCCTTGAAGCGTATGTCAATAACTATGAAGAGTATGAAGGAGCAGGAACCCTTCTCTCTAAGTTTGGTATTGAAGCGAAGGAAGAGATAAGACTGACAATTTCTAGAGAGCGTTTTGAGAATTACATCTTTCCATTAACTAAAGATAAACCCAATATAAAACTTTCTACTAGACCCAAGACTGGAGACTTAATTTGGTTCCCTCTTGATGATAGGATCTATGAGATCAAAGACATCGAAAGAGCAAAACCATATTATCAACTTCAAAAGTTATATGTATATGAACTCTATTGTGAACTCTTCCGCTATCAAGATGAGGTCATTGACACTGGAGTTGAAGATATTGATAATGAACTCATTGGTGATGAAAGTGATGGTCTTACGGATGATAACATCAACGTTGTACAGGGCAACACACAAACTCTGACTGTCGTTGGTGCTTCATCAACTG